AAGTGGAACATCAGCAGAAGGTAGTAGTGGTACAAGCGGAACATCAGGCTCATCTGGAACTTCTGGTTCTTCTGGTTCAGCTGGAACAAGCGGAACATCGGCAGAAGGTAGTAGTGGAACATCTGGTACAAATGGTACATCTGGTTCATCTGGTATTATGGGAACTTCAGGTTCTTCTGGTACAACAGGTGAAGATGGTGAAGATGGAACTTCTGGAAGTAGTGGAAGTAGTGGACAAGATGGAACATTCTTTGGTTCATCTGGTACTTCTGGAACAAGTGGTTCCTCAGGCTCATCTGGTTCTTCTGGAACAAGCGGAACAACTGGAAGTGGTGGAACAAGTGGAGAAGATGGAACATTCTTCGGAAGTTCTGGTTCTTCTGGTACGAGTGGAAGTAGTGGTTCAACAGGTACTGCTGGTACAACAGGTACTGCTGGTTCTTCTGGAACAAGTGGGGCAGAAGGAAGTAGTGGTTCAGCTGGTACATCTGGTACTTCTGGACAAGATGGAACGTTCTTTGGTAGTAGTGGTAGTTCTGGTTCAGATGGTACATCTGGAACTTCTGGAACTAATGGAACATCAGGTTCTTCTGGAACTAATGGTACATCTGGTACAAGTGGTGTAGATGGAACATTCTTCGGTTCATCAGGCTCATCAGGTACGTCTGGTACTTCTGGAGCTGGTTCATCTGGAACTTCTGGTTTAAGTGGTTCTTCTGGAACATCTGGGACAAGTGGACAAGATGGAACTTTCTTTGGAAGTTCTGGTACATCTGGAGATGATGGTACTTCTGGTACTTCTGGAGCAGGAACTTCAGGTTCCTCAGGTTCATCTGGAAGTAGTGGTACTTCTGGACAAGATGGAACATTCTTTGGTTCATCTGGTACTTCTGGAACAAGTGGAACAAGTGGACTTGGAACTGATGGAACATCTGGTATTAGTGGAACATCTGGTTCAGCTGGTACTTCTGGAAGTGGTGGAACAAGTGGACAAGATGGAACATTTTTCGGTTCTTCGGGTTCTGCGGGAACATCTGGTACGACTGGAACTACTGGAAGTGCAGGTACTTCTGGTTCATCAGGTACTTCTGGAACAACTGGAAAAGATGGAACATTCTTTGGTAGTAGTGGTGTAAGTGGAACAAGTGGAACATCAGGTTCAACTGGAACATCGGGTTCATCGGGTTCTTCGGGTACTGCTGGTACATCTGGACAAGATGGTACTTTATTTGGAAGTAGTGGTTCTTCTGGTACGAGTGGAGTAAGTGGTTCTGCTGGAACATCAGGTGAAACTGGTTCAGCGGGTACATCTGGTACTTCTGGACAAGATGGTACTTTATTCGGTTCTTCTGGTTCATCTGGAACAAGCGGAGTAAGTGGTTCGTCTGGGACAAGTGGAGAAACTGGTTCAGCAGGTACATCTGGTGTTAGTGGTACAAGCGGACAGGATGGTACATTATTTGGTTCATCCGGTTCTTCTGGAACAAGCGGTGAAAGTGGTAGTAGTGGTACTTCTGGGGAAACTTCTTCAGCGGGAACATCTGGAACAAGTGGACAAGATGGTACTCTATTCGGTAGTAGTGGTTCATCTGGGGCAGATGGTGCTGACGGAACGAGTGGTTCTGGAGGAACATCAGGTTCTTCTGGTACATCTGGAGAAGGTTCAAGTGGTAGTAGTGGTTCATCGGGTTCAAGTGGATTCTTAGAAGTTACTGATGATGGTGCTGAAAGAGTTCTTACTATGGATGGTGATGGAACTGCAACGGCTGAATCAAACTTAACATTTAACGGAACTGTATTAAATGTACTTGGAGATACAGTTATAAATGATTCCTTAGAGGTTGGGCAATTAACATACTCTAAATACTATCATGAAACTTATAATGATTTAGGAGATTCAAATGGTGGAACTAATATAAATTTAATAACTGCTAATAATTTTAGAATTAGAAGAACAGGAAATATTACAATAACTATATCAAACGCACCAACAGGTCCTCGTGCAATTGGATTCACTTTACTATTGGAAGATGGTAGTGGTGGAACAGCAACTACTAGTTGGCCAGGAGTAATACAATGGGCAAATGGTGTAGCACCAACACTAACGGCAAATGGAAAAGATATATTAGTATTCTATACTTATGATGGGGGGAGTACTTATTATGGATTCCTAAGTGCAAATAATATAAGTTAATGAGTTATGAATTATGAGTATAGCAAGAAGATTATTATCAATAGGAGGAGGACAAGTGAGACCGTTTAAATTTACAATACAAACAACATCAGCAAATACTCAATTTGAGTTACCTATTACTGCGCCAGGTGGAAATCAACCCAATTTAACAGTAAGTTGGGGTGATGGTAGTTCTGATAATACAATTATTTCAGTTAGTTCTTCGGATAGATTTCACACATATACATCAGCTGGTACTTATCAAATTATAGTTGGTGGATATTGTCCAGGTTTTAGTGTAGGTAATAATCCATCATATAAAAACTTATATAAATCAGTTGATGATTGGGGACTTACGCAACTCGAAGAAGTAAATTTCTATGGTTGTGGTAATTTAACATCCATACCTATGGATGGTTCTAATAACGCAATATTAAACGATGGTTTAAATACTATAAAAAGATTCGATTCTACATTTAGACAAACTGGCATTACTATTATACCCAATGGAATATTTGATTACTCATCAAATGTAACCTCATTTACTAACACATTTGTATTTTGTACAGGAATAACATCAATACCATCTGATTTATTTGATAACAATACAAATGTAACATCTTTTTCTGGTACATTTAACGCATTGCTAAATTTAACATCAATACCAGTTGGATTATTTGATAATAACCCATTAGTAGTAAACTTCGAATCAGTTTTTAGAAACTGTAGAAAGGTAGCTGGTATCCCAGCTCAATTTTTTACTAATAACCAACAAGTTACTACTTTTGCAAATGCATTTAATATGGCAACTACATCAAACTTATTAACTGGTGTAACTCCAGAAGATGCTAATGGTGATGAAATATTTGAAAGAGGTTCAAGTCCTATTGGTACGGATTGTTTTGCTTTTTGTAGTGGTTTAACTAATTTTGGTTCAATACCAGCAACATTTAAATAATAAGATATGTACTTAAAAGTTTCAGGCTCAACAATAACTTATCCATATTCGGTTCAAAATTTAAAGAATGAGAATCCTAGTATAAGTTTTCCAACAATCATAGCAGATAGTTTATTGGAGTCATTCAACATCTACAAAGTTGAAACAAAAAGTAGTGGATATGATAGTGATGATACAAAAGATGTAACTGAAGTAACACCAACCTTATCTGGTTCGGTTTATGTACAAACATATAACATAACTGATGCAGATGAAGAAACAATAAATAAGAGAAGAGAAATAAAATGGTCGGAAGTAAGGAGTAATAGAGATTCATTATTATCTGAATGCGATTGGACACAATTTAACGATTCTCCAATATCAGGTTCAACTCTAACAGATTGGCAAACATATAGACAATCACTAAGAGATATAACAAATCAATCTACCCCATACGATATTACTTGGCCTAATAGACCTTCTTAGAAGTTAAAAGATATTTATTTAATATTTATATCAAAGAAAAGGTAATTATCAGATGAGAATAGACCAACCCAGTTTTTCCGGTTCGATTACACAGGCTCCTTCAGCATACGCTGAGTTAAGTGGGTCATTTACTGGTTCATATACTGGTTCATTTAGTGGTTCTTTTATCGGAGATATTGCAGTTGAACAAGCTGAGTTTACTAATTTAACTATAAAACAATCATTAACTGTTGGTACGGAAAATACTGATGGTGGTGTAAATATTATTAATAGTGGTTCAATTGAAGTAAGTGGTTCAATAAATTTATCACCAAACAATAGTTTTTCTGTTGATGGTGTAGATGTATTGGATTCTGCTTTAGCATTCTCAATAGCATTAGGATAAACATATGGCAAATATATTTAAAAATAGTATAAAAGGACCTGTTGGAACAGGTGGATTAGGTGTTTACACAACACCAGCAGCAACATCAACAACTGTGATTGGTGTAAATGTAGCAAATATTGTATCTGAAAACATTTATGTAGATGTACAAATAACCGATAACTCTGCTAGTGTTACTAAATATTTAGTAAAAGGAGCAGTTATCCCAAATGGTTCATCAGCAGTTTTAGTTGGTGGTGACCAAAAAGTAGTTTTAGAGGCAAACGATTCGATAACAGTAACATCTAATGTTAATAATTCAGCAGATGTTATTTTATCAGTATTAGAGATATCATAAATAGAGGTTAATGGAATACGGTGGAAAGAATCCAAATGGAATAAATCAAGTCAGTCAAAGTTTACTTTCGATTGATGTTCAAGGTGTAGAGCAAATAAACATATCAACCTCATCGGTTGATATTAATACATCTTTGAATGTCGAAGGTGGAATAACTGCATCTTCGTTTAGTGGTTCTTTTACTGGTTCATTTAAAGGAGATGGTTCTCAATTAGAAAGTATTCCAACAACTGCACTTACTGGTGATATTGGTAGAATAGCTGAAGGTTCAGCAACTGCATCAGTTTTAAGTGGAACTTCATTCGAAGTAAGTGTACCTACAAATATAGTAGGTAATGTAACATCAACTGGTGATTTAGATATTCAAGGAGAGTTATCTGCATCTTTATATAAAGGTGATGGTGGGGGATTATATAATATACCCGCTGATGCATTAGGTGATATAGATAGATTAAAATCAGGTTCAATTGAAGCTATAATATCTCCCAATAAAGGACTTAGAGTAGAAACTGGTGTTACTGTAAGAGATTATCTTATTGTAACTGGTAGTGGTGTTTTTAAGAGTGATGCAAAAGTAGATACATTCTTATTAGTAGGAACTGATTTAAAAGTAACAGGTTCAGCAGATATAGCAAATAATTTAAATATATCCAACGATTTAACAGTTGGTAATAACTTAGCTGTAAATGGAACAATTACTTCAAATGAGTTAATAACAACATTTATTTCATCATCGGTAATTTATGCATCAGGTTCAAATGTGTTTGGTGATGAGAGTACTGATTCACATCAATTTACAGGTTCAGTATTAATTAAAGATTCGGTAGTAATTCCGGTCTTTAGTTCAGAACCTGCTGGTGGTCAACTTGGACAATTATATTATAACTCAACTGATACCAACATATTTAGATACACTGGTTCAGAATGGGAACCTGCAGCTGGTACTGCTGGTACGTCTGGTACTTCTGGTACTTCTGGTACATCCGGAAGTGGTGGAACTTCTGGTACAAGTGGTACAAGTGGAACAAGTGGTACTGGGGGTTCATCTGGTACAAGTGGTTCTGGTGGAACATCTGGAAGTGGAGGTTCAAGTGGAACAACAGGTTCAGCTGGTACATCTGGCTCTGGTGGAACTTCTGGTTCTGGTGGAACAAGTGGCTCAAGCGGAACATCTGGTTCTGGTGGAACATCTGGAAGTGGAGGTTCATCTGGAACATCTGGAAGTGGAGGTTCAAGTGGAACATCTGGTTCTGGTGGAAGTTCTGGAAGTGGAGGAACATCTGGTTCTGGTGGAACAAGTGGTACATCAGGAACTTCTGGTACATCTGGTGTAGATGGAGATGATGGTACTGATGGTGTAGATGGTAATGATGGTTCGGATGGAGAAGATGGAACTTCTGGTTTAGATGGTACATCTGGTAGTGGAGGTTCATCGGGCTCTTCAGGTTCTTCTGGTAGTTCTGGTTCATCTGGTTCTTCTGGTATTGGTGGTGGTGATGGAGATGATGGTTCGGATGGAACATCTGGAACAAGCGGAACATCTGGAATAGATGGTACTGATGGTACTGCAGGAAGTGGAGGTTCAAGTGGTTCTGGTGGAACAAGTGGTTCTGGTGGTTCATCTGGTTTAACTGGAGCTGGTGGTGGAGATGGTTCATCTGGAACAAGTGGTTCTGGTGGTTCATCTGGTAGTGGTGGTTCAAGTGGTTCTGGTGGAACTTCTGGTAGTGGAGGAACATCTGGTACAAGTGGAACAAGTGGTTCAGCTGGTAGTGGAGGAACTTCAGGTTCTGGTGGTACGAGTGGAGCACAAGGTGAAGATGGTGAACAAGGTACAAGTGGTTCTGCTGGAACAAGTGGAACAAGTGGTACGAGTGGTACGAGTGGAACGAATGGTACTGCAGGGAGTGGAGGAACTTCTGGTAGTGGTGGTTCTTCTGGTATAGATGGAACTGATGGTACTGCTGGTAGTGGAGGTTCATCTGGAAGTAGTGGAACATCTGGTACAAGTGGAACAAGTGGTACATCTGGTTCTTCTGGAGTATTATCCTTAACAGGCACAACTGATAATGGGTTAATTACATTAAATGGTACTGCACCAAACGCAACTGTTGAAAGTAATCTTACTTTTGATGGTACAACATTAAACATAACAGGTAACTTAAATGTAACGGGTACACAAACAAGTGTAAATACCGAAACAATTTTGTTAGCAGATAATATTATAACTCTTAATTCAAACTTTACAACAGGTACTCCTTCAGAGGATGGTGGTATTGAGATATTAAGGGGTTCTTCAGCAACTAAAAAATTCTTTTGGGATGAATCATCCGATAGATGGTATGCTGATAACGCATTAGAATCAAACAATCTTTATTTAACTGGTGTAACTCAACCAACTATATTCTTTAATGGTTCTTCGGATAGTGGAATTGATATGGCTATTAGAGCAACACCTGAAGGATTAGATTTCTATGAACCAGAAGATGGAAACAAAATACATTTCCAAGTTTTAGATGATACTGGTGTAAATGCAGTATTTGGATATAAACTAAATGGTACTGAAATTGTAGATACATCCCGTAACTTAGTTAATATTGGTACTATTAATACTGGACAAGGTGCAACTGAGGTTTATAATATGAACCAAAATGTTCGTACAACCGATTCACCTACATTTGATAATTTAACAGTTGGTGATAGTGGAAACACTGGAACTTCTTTAAATATTATAGCAACTAATACGGCTGGTTCTCCTGCCGCAACTGCTATGATTAATATGAGTGGTTATGAAGGTAGAGCAATTGGTACTTTATTTACTGATGTATCTTATAGTGGACAAGAATGGTTTAGTGGTTTACGATATAGTGGTGGATTTGCTAATTATCAAATTGGATATCATTCAAGTGGTGGACAAGCTGAATACTCAGCAAACTCATTATTAACAATTAACAAATCAGGTGAAGCAACATTTAGTGGTGGTGTAAACTCAACCTTCCTTAATACTGGACATGGTGATAATGAGTTGTACGCAATGAACCAAAATGTTCGTACATCTGATAATGTTGAATTCAATCAGGTAACTGCTGGTAATTTTGTAGGAAATGTAAGTGGTACTGCTGATAGAGCAGAGGCAGTTGATTCAAATGATACTAGAGGTACAAATGATTTACCAAATAGTAAAGAAAAGGGTGTTTACTTTGATTTCAAAAGTAATGCAACCAATGGATTGAGTGATGGTGGTTCGTATAACGGACAAATGCATTGGAGAAGTTATGGTGGTGGTTCTGATTTAAGTGGAGGATATCCAATTCAGATTTCATATACTGCTAGTGGTAGATTATGGAGTAGATTAGGAAGTGGTACTACAACTTGGAATAGTTGGAGACAAATATTAGATAGTGTATCTCAACCATACGCATATAATATGAACCAAAATGTTCGTACATCTGATTCTCCTCAATTTGCAAGAGTTTATTTAGATAATACAAATAATTATATAGATTCGAATGGTAGTTATCTATCATTTAAATCAGGTGGTAACGAAATGTTATTTGGTGGTTCAACATCAATGTACATTAACTATCGTGCAGCACTTGGTGGAACACCAACTCATTGGATTTGGAATGCTGGTTCATCATCATCATTTTCACAATTTACTTTAGGTAGATTAAACGCTGATAATTTATATGATAGAAACAATACTGGATATAGAGTAGACCCTGCATCTACTTCTATCTTAAATGAGTTAAGAGTAGATGGGTACATAAGACATAATGGTGATACAAATACTTACATTAGATTTGTAGGAGCTGATGATTTACAATTAGTAGCAGGTGGTAGACAAATGATTAGAATGGATGAAGGTACTGATCCTGATATTCTTCAATTAGGTGATTCTGCTACATACACTAGAAATGAAGGACATTTAATTGTTGGTCAAACTGGTATATCATATACAAATACAGATAATGCTCCATTGGTTGGTTCAAAAACTGATAATAGAGTACATATCAATGGTTCAATTCAATTAACCAGCAATAACGATGCTATCGTATTCGGTAGAGGAACATCTTCATTTATGAAAGATGAAGAAATTGGCTTCGGATGGGGTGGTGGTTGGTATATGACCGATGGTACTTACCTAAGAGTAAGAAATAATAAAATTCTTTATTCAACTGGTGAATTTTGGGCTAGTAGATTTAATGATGTAAATAATACTGGATATTATGGTGACTTTGCATCTACATCAAATTTAAATCAGTTAAATGTTATTACTTTAAATGTTAGTGGTAACACTACATTAGGTAATGGTAATGGAGATACAACTCATATTAATGATATAGTTCATATTGGAGCAACTGATAGTGGTAATTCTGATTTATTCTTTGGTGAAGGTTCTACAAACAACATTAGATATGGTGTTCATTGGAATTGGGATTCAGGATATAGATTTACTTGGAACACGAGAAACAATGGTACTGATACAACATTATTCTACTATGATACTAATAGTACATCTTATGTATATTGGAATAGACACTTCCATATGCAGAATAAGGAAATTAACTATGTAGGTCAATTACACTTTAATGATAATGTTAGATTCTATGATGAAGGTAATGATTCATATCTAAACTTCAAATATGGAGATTCTAATGCAGGTGGTATTAAGTTCGTAAATGGTGGTGGTACTCGAAAGGGGTATGTATATGCTGATAATAGTGGATTTGGTTTATTAGATAATGATGGAAGTTGGGCAGTAAGAACCCAAACTGGTTCCAATCCATTAGAATTAAGAACTAATAATAATGTAGAATTCTACGTTTATGATTCATACACATATTCACCAGGTTCATCAAGAGCACCAATATTTTATGATTCCAATGATACAGGGTATTATTCAGACCAAAACTCAACAACTAGATTAAATAGATTATACATTAATCCAAGAAATGATAATTATAATGTTGGTTCTATCAATAGTACAAATAATCAAAGTGATTGGCAAAATCTTACTAATACAAATGGACAATTTACTGTAACTCAGTATAATGCAATACAAAACTATACAAATTCACCAACGGGTCTTTATACATATGGTTCAGTATTAAGTACGAGAACAGTAAATCACTCATTCCAATTATATTCATCACATACTGGTGATTTAGCATATAAAACACAATGGAATAACGATAATTACTCAGGATGGTTAACCATTCCTGCTTATGGTAGAAATGGTGGTAACTCTGGTAATGCTTTATATGCATCTCAATTTATTGATTCAAATAGTACGGGTTATTACGCAGACCCTGCATCAACATCAAATTTTTACAATTTACAATTAACTGGAGCTAAACACACATACCTTTATATAAGTCCAGGTAATGGATATGAGGCTATGGTTAGGTTCAATGGTGGTAGTGGTAGTACTTGGTATGCTGGTAGTAGAACTTCTTCACAATTAGTAGGTTCAACTGATGCATGGCATGTATATTCACAAACTAGAGGTAGAACTGTTTCTGGTACTGATAATTCTGGTAATACATATTCTTATGCTTCATCAAGAGCACCAATATTCTATGATTTAGATAATACTGGATACTATGTAAATCCTGCTGAAGCATCAAGACTACAACGTCTTTATGTTGAAGGTGGACATGGTGATACTCGAATTCAATTACACTACAATAATGGTAATGATATTTATGATTCTCATCTAACCTTATGGGCATCTGAGCCAGGTATCACTTATGATAATAGTGGTATTGGTGGTAACATAAACTTTAGTGGACAATATTATGGTAGACAGACTAATAGTAACGCTTATGGTACATATCTAAGATTTGATGTAAACTCAGGATATAGTGAATTCTGGTCAACTACTGGTAGTGCTGGTAGTTCTGGTGGACAAGGTACAAGACAATGGTATGTGAATCATAGTGGTGATAACTTTTCAAGAGTTTCATCTAGAGCACCTATATTCTATGATTCGAATAATACTGGATTTTATGTAAACCCAGATAATACTTCAAACATTAGATATCTAAAGGTCAATACGACTGGAACTTCATCTAGTACACGAGCATTAACAATTAAAGCAGATGGACAATCCGAACTTAATTTTGGTTCATATCCTGCATCTTGGACTTCGGCATTACAAATTCAAAATAACAACAATTCGAATTTCATTTGGATTTCACCATTAGATAATGGACAGAATGCTAGATTTAGAACTGGTGGAAGTGCATTGGATTTTTACACCGATGGTGCTAATAATACTGGAACTCGTTCATTATTTGTAGGAAGTGGGTATGCTCAAGGTATAAGTTCATTAAGAGCACCGATATTCTATGATTCAGACAATACTGGATATTATTTCGATGGTGCATCAACATCCAAATGGAATGCATCTAATCAAAATGGATATCATACATTTAATAATTATGGACTTGGTGTAACTGGTACATATTCATCCTATCGTTTACAATTAGTATTCGCAATGGGTTCATCATATAGACCGAATTCGGCTGGTACATCAACCGCTAATATGTATGGTATTGGTTGGTCTCATCCAAACGCTGGTTCATTAGGTGGAGCTAATAACTTAACTGACCATGGTATGTTGATTGTCAACAACGGGTCGTTTAGAGCAGCATTATCAAATAGTTTAGTAGTAACTTCTGAAGTAAGAGGAACTCTTTTCAGAGATTACAATAGTACGGGATATTATGTAGACCCTGCATCAACTTCAGTACTAAATCAACTTCAAGTTAATGGATTAACAGTTGATGGATATAAACTTGCAGATACAGCTTCAAGAAGTGTAAGTGCAGGACAATGGGTAACTATTGCTACGGGAAGTGGTAGACAATATGCTACCTTCAATGTATGGGATACTAATGGTGGTAGACATGGTTCAATGTCATTTACTGCTGGTATTTCTTATGGTGGAACTGGTACAATTACATTATTGGGTAAATCTTGGTATAGTTCTGGTGGTATTTTTAATAATATTAGAATTAGAAAAAGTGGTACATATGATACTCATTACCTACAAATTTATTGTGATACTGCTGGTACATTATATTACGCAATAACAAATAACTTTCAAAGTAGTGGTTGGTCACTAACAACATCCGGTACAGGAAACCCTGCTTCTTCAACAGCTGCAGAAGTAGTACCTGATACATATCCTGGTTTGGGTACAAATCAAGCAATTGCTGCATCTAGATACTATGATGTAAATAGTACTTCTTACTATGGAGATTTTGCCTCTACATCTTATATGAATGATGTAAGAGCTAACATTTTCTACGAAAGAGAAAACACCGCATATTACTTCGGTAGTTCACAGGGTGATGCTCGAATGAGAAATGTTAGATTTAATAGTGTTGATATTGAAAGTGGGGCAACTATTGAATCGGTAAACAATAATGGTAGAATATATTTAGGTGGTAACTTACATATTGATTCATATAATGGAAATGATATTTATCTGAATTACTATTCAGGTAGAAGAACGAGAACATTCTATTCATCAAATAGAGAAGCTTGGAGGTCTGATACAAATGGTATTGTTTACGCATTCGCACAACATCGTTCACCAATCTATTACGATTATAATAATACAGGTTATTACTCTGACCCTTCAGGCGCTTCTAATTTCAATACATCTATAAGAGCAACTGAAATTTACGCTAGAAATTGGTTCAGAAACGATAATAGTGGTGAAGGTTTATACAACCAAGCAACTGGAATGCATTGGTATTCTGATTCAAATAGAAGATGGAGATTATATGGTGGACAATCGACAGTTGAAATTGGTATGTACACTTCTGGGAATAGCCTTAGAGGTTATTACTACGCTGATAATAGTAATAACATTGGTATTTTAGATGCTGGTGGAAGTTGGGCAATTAGACACGCAAATGATAATGGTACTTATTTCTATACTGATAATAGTGCATTAGAATTTAGTGTTGGTAGAGATACAGTAGGTGGTAACTATGGTACTGTTAGAACTCATTCTACTAGAGGTGGATGGGGAGGATACTCAATTAATGGTAATTGGGTGTTTATGCATGACCATTCAAACGCAGCAGGTATCTATAATGATATCGAAAATGAGTGGGCTATCTATATGTTGAGAAACTCTTATGTAGAGTTAATGTACAACGGAACTTGGGAATTAGCAACTCGTAGTGGATATGGTTTAGCTAGA